GGTTGGTCGTAGTCAAAAAGTGCGATTTCAGCACTGCGGCGACTAGAAAGAATGGTACCCAGATGATTAACAATATCAAGAATGTCCATGCGAGTAAGCAAGCTATCAGCACGACCATTAAGTATATTGGCGATAGCAACATAAGCTGTACTAATTGCTGCATCACCAGAGCTAATCCATCCATAACCTTTTAGCCTTTCACCGGCAGGGCGTAGCTGTGAAAAATCAAGTACCAGAGTATCAGCAGGATACTTACCCGCAATGAGCTTGCCAATAGACTTTGCCCAAGCTTCTGCACTATCTCCGACCTGAATTGTCCAAGTTTTAGTTTCAGCATCAAACCATTCACTATTAGCCTCGTTACCACCTTTGGTAGTACGAGTACTACGTACTACACGAATATTTTTAATAGGCTTTGAAAAGCCGTTTAGCGTACCAACAATCGGCTTGAAACCTACACCACAACCTTGTAGCAGCAACCATAGTACATCTACTACGTCATAAATTGTTTCAACGTGTGTAAATGAGCAATTAAACTGCGATGCTTCGCGAGTTTTAGCAACATTAGTTCCACCAAGCCAAAGCGTACGACCACTCATTAATACTTTACGATCTAGCATTAGCTGCTCAAGATCATAAAGCTCTGCATACTCTACGTCGTTTAAGTCGCGTCCGACTGCTCGTGCCCACAACCACTCTTGGTGATCGATAACACGGGCAACTGTTTCTTGCCATGTTTCAAATTGTTTTCCGTCGTCTGAAGTAGGGCGATTATATGTACGACGTGTAATTACTTGTGCTCGTGTTGAAACTGCTGTCATTAAGTATCTTTCTATTTATTGTCCGGTACTGCCAAATCCGCCAGTACCACGTTGTGTGTCATTCCAAATATCTTTGAATTCTGGTAGCAACACTGGCATAATAACCAGCTGAGCAATTCGATCACCAGTCTCGATTTTATAAGGGTCTTCGCCAATATTTTTTAGCAAAACTTTTAAATTTCCACGATAGTCAGCATCTATTACGCCAACACTATGAGGGATTGTAATGCCTTTTTTCCCTTGCGAGCTGCGATTGAAAATAAAGCCTCCATAGCCTTCTGGAATTTTTATCGCTATACCCGTATCAACAAGTTTTTGTTCTCCCGGATAGATTTCACAATTTTCATATGAAAACAAATCTGCTCCGGCGTCACTGGCATGTGCACGTTTTGGTAGCTGTGCTCCAGGCTGTACTTGACACTCCAGCTCTTGCTTGATGGGTACACCACGACTGTGGTCGTAATCTCGGTTAATGTTTAAAAAATGGCTCATTTTAGGTAAATTTGTAGGGTTTCGTCAATTACTTGAATATTATCAGCACCAATGGCTTCGCGACAGTGTGTTACCAAGTCCATTAGCTGATAGTTAAGCATTAAGGTGTCTTTGCACTTATTTAGTTCTTGGATATACTTGTATTTACCGGCAATAGGAATATTAGCAATAATATCATAACTGCTACCGTATTCATTAACAAGAGCCACGGCACGCTTGGGCCCAATGCCGGGAACTCCAGCCACATTATCGCCAGTGTCACCTGTAAGGCACTTAATACTAATGTAATCTTCTGGATTAAAGTCATAGTGGTCATTCCAGTTGTCTAGTGTGACTTCTTTGCGGGTAACGTAGCTAAATCGTGATACACCCGGACCTACAAGCAAGTCCCAGTCTCGATCACTAGAGATAAGCCAAATGTCATCTGTGCTCAATTTAGACTTTTGCGATACAATGTAAGCTGCAATGTCGTCAGCTTCCACGCCTTGAAACTTAAGTACTGGGTAACTTGTAGTAGATTCGATAGTGGCAATTGTTGCTAAGAAGTCTTCAAAGAAAAGCTCAAAAGCTGCACGTTCTGCATCAGTTTGCTGTTCTTGCTTGTCTTTACGATTTTGCTTGTACTCAGGGCTAAGTGCTTTACGATACGAGCTACTACCCTGGTCACAAGTAATAATAACGTGCGACGCTTTATAGGATTTTTTAAGACTATCTACTGTACGAATATAGTCAGTAGCAAAATCAGTAGCGCCACTGTGCTTATATCGAAAAGCTAGGTTTAATGCATCAACAACCAGTAGTGTATTGTTTGATTCTGTGGCTTTTTTAAATGTAATACTCATAGTGTATTCTTTGTGGTTAAGTGTATATTATACACTAATAAGCTATTTAAATCAAGTAACAAATTGAGGTTGCTCCCACTTTAACCAATCTTCTAGTAGAGCTACATAAAACTCGTGCGATTCATGGTTATAGTATATACAACGGTAGTTTTGGCTATTAGGCATTTCGTCGAACGCTACAAATACCTTGCTTCGGTCAAACTTAAATATTAGTAGTGGCTTTTTACCTACTTGAGTACCCTGACGAGTAGTTTGTTCCCAAAACTCAACTAGCTGCGGAGTTTTTGAAGTAAGTAGATGTGAAGTAAGGTGGTCTTCTGCGTAACCTTTAACTTCTACACACCAAAGGTTAGTTCGCCCAGGTACGTATAAGTCGCCCTTTAGCAAATGTTTAGGGTCAAGAGCGCCACTACCAGGTACACGCTCCCACCCTAAATTGGTATGTTTTTTTAAAAGATCACGTACTGTTGTTTCAGTACGTGCTCCTTTAGCTCTTGCGTCTACGACCATTACTCTTTGGTAGCTTTACGTGCAGGCTGTACAATTGGCTTGGCAGGTGCTTCAACAACTGCTGCTGCTGGTGGCTCTGGTGCTTTAACAGGGGCTGGTGCTTTAACAGGTGCTGCGGGTTGAAATTCCACAGTTTTTACCTCTAACTCGTCTACGCTATACATGATAGACCCAGATTCTGCTGTTAAACTTTCTAGCTCAGCTTGAGTAACTACCATATTTGGTGTTACTGGCTGACGAGCACCATTACGCTCAATAGTTGGCTTGATAGCCTGGATTCGTTCGATTTTAATCATAATTATACCTCTATTTGTGATATATTATTGCTTTTTACCACATTAACTTTTTCTAGTAGTGGATGGCTGAAACCGTGAGACACTAAAAAGGTATTTAGATGTTCTTCTCGCAATAAAACTTCAATTAGACGCTCTTTGCCATCTATATCTAATGCTTCTACTGTCTCGTCTAGAATAAGTAGATTAATTCTAGAACTAGATAGGGTTTGCATTAGTTTACGTATGGCTAGTAGTGTCGCTACGTTAACCCTAGCACGCTCTCCGCCGCTAAGTGCCAACATTTCTATGTCTTTGCCGTTATCAGTAATAACGACATTTAACTTATCAGATGCATTTACTCTGAAAGCAATCTGAAATCTACCGTCACTTAGTTCAACTAAGTACTTATTGGTTATTTCTTCTAAGTCTTTTACCAAACACTCGATTTTATACGCCACTAAGCCAGTAGTAGAAAACGTCTTTGTGAGTACATTTATAATACTCATGCGCTCAGATAACTCATGCAGTTTATTGCTATAAGTTTCTAGCTCTTCGTTCATTTCAACCATCTGCTTAGAGATAGTCTCTACTTTGGCATTATGTGCACTAGCAGCTAAGTTAGCTTTTTCGGCTTTGGCAATAGCGGCTTTTAAAGTTGTTATACCTTTTTGAAGTGCTATAAACTTAGACTCTAGCTCATTCTTATCAAGTAAGTCTTCTTGAATAGACTCGTCAATTAGTGCATGATACTTTTCCCATTCGTCCTTAGCTTTATTAGCTTCTTCCCAGGACTTCACTTCAGTAGCAATATTATTAGTAAGTAATTCAAGCTCACCTAGTCTTGCTGTAATTTCACTATTTCGTGTACTTGCAGTAACCTGAATAATGTTCTGTTCAGCCACTAACTCAGCAATTTTTGTTTCGTCAATTTCTTGTAAACAAGTAGGGCAGGTGCCATGCAGTGCTCCAATTTTCTTAACAAATGCTTGAGAATCCCGGATAGTTTTGGATAATTCTACCGATTCGGTACTTAGTGTAGAAGCTTCTACTCGCAACGGCTTAGGGTCTGCAGTAGGCTTTTCTGGAATAGGGAATAGCTTTAGCTTACCTTGAATCTGTTTGTAAGTATTATTTTGTGTAATCTTTTTATTTGTAGACTCAATATTAGTAATACTACTATTGAGTTTATCAAGTTCTACTAGTTGTTCAGCATCAACTGTTTCTACTTCTACTAACTCTTGAGGAGTAAGATCAGTTTTTGCATATTTGTCTAACCAAGCATTTACAGTATTAACTTGTGACTGCACTTGAGCAATATCTTTTGATAGCTCTTGCGCTGTTTCTTTAAATACTTCTTGTGCTTGCGTATACTTGCCTAAATTTAGGATTTCAATTAGAAACTTTTTACGAGCAGTATCAGGTGCTGTTAAAAATTCTAGACTTGAAGCATTTGACTGGTAAACAATTTGTGAAAAGGTTTTATGGTCAAATCCAAGTATTTCTTCAATATTTTTGTATGTTTGTGTAGCTGTATGTGCACTAATATCTACGCTATTTTTATATAGCTTAACTGTCTGAGCAGTGCCTCGTTTTGTCTCTATACGATACTCAGTACCGTCTTTATCAAATACTAGGGATATAGAGTACGACTTATCTTTAATGTATCGGTTAAGAATATCTGCTTTTTTAATAGACTTGGAATTCTTATTAAATAGCACTTCTTCAAGTACTAGTGCAATGGAGCTCTTACCGTGACCATTTTTTCCAACTAACTGGGTAAGTTGTGCTGCGGAAAAGTCAATAGTATTATCTGTACCGTAACTAAATGCGTTAGACCAACTCAGTGTTTTTATTGTTATCATTTGCTAATTTCTGTTTTAGCTCCAGCAATCCACCAATATATTTTCCATCTAGGAATATCTGTGGAACACTACGAGCATTAGGAACTTTTTCAATTAAGTCTTTTTTAGTATATCCATTAATTCCTAACATACGTTCATCAATAGATACACCTAGTACATCTAGTAAACGTTTTGCTTCTATGCAAGCGGGACAGTTGGTTTGAGACCATACTTCAGCCGATTTAATTGAGCTTTTCTGCATGATTTTGCATCTCCTGTAGAACCCTATCAATAGTTGGTTCTGGTAGTTCTAATATATAAGTTAAATACTCTTTAACTTCCGCATCCAGAGACATTTCAGGGTCTAGCATTAGTGCGCTATCTGAGTCTCTTTTTATAACTTTACTAGCAATCAGCTCTGAATCTTGCAACTCTCCGAGTTCTTGCATGTCCCCCTGCACTTCATAGATTGTGTGGTCAAAGTCGGTGGCATTGGCGGAGGCGGAGGCCTCTTCAGCCGTAATGGTCTTTTTGAGTAGTTGTGGGAGGTTGAATTTCCTCCACTCATGACTGAGACTATCAACGTCAAGGATAATAGCGCCAGTATCGACTCGTCCACGGTGAAAACTAGTAGTATAAGGGCTGCCAGGATAAAGAATATTGCGCTGAGAGTTTTCATAACTATGTAAGTCGCCTGCTAGTACCAAGTTCCAGTTGTTGAATATATCCAAGTCTACTTCTGGTTTAACGTGTGGTGGAATTTCTCCACGAACATGGGTACATAGAATACGCCCGCTAAACACGCGCCCATTCTTTTCGTAATCTTTTAGTTTGTTATATGGTATAATATCTACGCCAAACTCTGTGTCTTCATAGTAGTCGTCAACTACAGTTACTAATGAATTCAGTCGGTTTGTAGCTTTTTTCAGATTTGTCAAGAAAGTAGTATCTTTCTTTAACATCTCGTGATTACCAGGATAAATTAACGTTGGCTTTGTAAAGGACTCAACAAAATCAAAATAAAGCTCGACTTCATCCATTGTAGGCAGTCGATCAAATACGTCCCCACCAATAATAACTAAGTCTGCATCAGCCTGCATTTCCGCAAACTGGTCAATAAACATTTGAAATCTGTTTTTAGCCCAAGCTACTGGGACATTCTTTTGACCTAATTTAATGTGTACGTCTGCTGTGAATAATATTTTCATGTTTTATCAGACAAAATAGCCCGCTAAGCTTTTACGTTTAGCGGGCTATGTGTTAATTAACCTAGTTCTTTAACAGCTTCTTGAGCAGATTCGTCACCTGCTTCGCTGTCGTCAGTGTTAGTTGTAATTTTCTCCAACAGTGCTAGAACTTCTACTTCAGTTGGGCGTGGGTACTTTTCATCAATGGACTTTGCGGCTTCGGCAGCAGCGCGTTCTTCATCAGACAGTTTACGTGGTTTGCAACGCAACACACTCAGGTCGTAGCTAATATTAAAGGCTAGTGGGCCTGTTTTTGTACGCTTAAACACAACGTCCCAACCTGTATCGAAGTCAGTGGGGTCTCCCAAGTCTTCAGCGGCAGATACGATTTGCTCGAATAATTTCTTCTTGAGGTTTAGAGCTTTTACTTTACCATCTTTTGGATCGATACAGTTAACTGTGTACGACCATGAGCATTTAAGGTCAGGAAAGAAAGCAGGTACGTGATCTTTTTCTACGTTATCGAATTTTTCTTTATCACGACTAAAAGCCAAGCACTCTACTGGAATATCTTTATTATTAGCGCCTTTAAGCCAATAGATATAGCGAGGAAGGACTCCACCAACCAATCGAACAGTGTTTTCACCGTCTTTGTATTCGTAAGCCTCAACTTTATTAGATTGTGCTTTGCCTTTTGTGTTTTTAAATGAAATTGCCATTTTTAGTTCTCGTATTTGAAGTGTATTTTGTTTGTTTTAATTTCGAGCAGAGGATTATTCTTTATAGTATCTAAATCAATATCCTTGAAGTAACTTAGGTCTAAGTAGGTAACTTTGTAAAATTTATATAAACTATAGTCTCGCCTTCCTGCTAGTCGGATATACTGCGCTTTAAACGCATCATCACAAGTTTCACGAAAAAGAGGAGCGGCATTTAGTATAAAGCTGTTTCCGGATAAGTTGCGATAATTAATTCGGTCACTGCGGTTTTTCGGTATTAACTTTTTACTAAAATGCCTCTCTAACATAGATAACATTGCTTTAGGGTCACACTGTGATTCTGCTTCCAGTATTCCTAGGTTAAAAAAGAGTGCCATATCTCGAACTCAGACTATATTATATCATAATGACCAGTACATGACAAGTGTAAATTTATCATGCTGTTATTACCTGCCATCCCTTACGCAAATAAAGCGCTAGACGATCGTTGTTTTGCTTTTTATCTGCATATCCTGCAAAGTTAATATCAACTACTAGAGGATCTAATTTACCCTCATGCATACGCTGTACTCGCCCAACAATTTGCTCTAGCAAGCTATCGTTGCTCATTGGGGCGGCAAGTATGACGCAGGATAGGTTGTTAATAGAAATGCCCTCTGAGAAGATTTGCCTAGAGCCAGCAATGGCTTTTTTCTCTCCGCTAAGGATTTGTTGTTTGACAAGCTGTCGCTCTTCAAACTCTGTGTCGCCTGTAACAACCGCGCAATCATCACCAATATATTCCTTGATTTTATGTAAAAACTCTACTCGATCTGCAATAATCAGAACCGAATGCCCACTACTAATATGCATCCTAGCTATGTCTGCAATAAAGAATCTGTATTTCTCAGACTCTAGTAACTCCGTTACTTTTTCTACCCAAGGAGCTCCAGGTTTTAGAGTAATACCACTCTTAACTATGTGAACAGTAGGGGTAAGTGTATGCGATTGTGGTGGCTTGTACACTAGTGGACCAAAGTAGTCACGAAACAGTATATGCTTACCGTCTTTGCGAATCATTGTGCCACTAAGGGCTATTCGGTATCGTGCATGGAAAGCATCCACTGTTTGTGCAAATGTAGTGGCAGGACAGTGGTGTGCCTCGTCCAAGATAATAGTCCCAAAACTCTTAGCCAAATCTGCACTATGCTTAGCCAGGGTTTGGATGTTGGCCACTGTAATAAAGTGGTCGGCGTAGTCCATTCGTCCACCACCAATAACTCCGGGTTGTATCCCGAATAGGACTTCGACTTCCTCACACCACTGGTCTCGGAGAGCTGCTGTGTGGGTGATAACAAGAGTTTTTTGTCCGAACTTATGTGCCAGGTGTAGGGCTGTAAAAGTCTTTCCCCATCCCACAAGGGCATTGATAAAGCAGGTGTCGTCGATTGGGTCATAAACAACTTGTTGCTCGGGTCGTAGAGGATATTTAGGCGTTGGGAAAGGTACATCCTCAAGCACTCGTTTATCAATGATTTCATAGTCTTCGGGTATTAAATCTAGCCGACCTTGAGGAATACTTAGTATGCCCTTTGGCAACACTTTATAATTCTTAATAGTCTCAATCGTAGCAAACTTTTTAGACCCAGTATCTTTTTTGATTTTATAGGTAAGTTCTTTGATAACTAACTTGGTATGCTCTACACCAGGATTATCCATGTAAATACGGTTTGATATTACTGCTTTTGGCATTAAACCATTCTCCAACTATCGGGCTTAACTTCTTCACAAAAGCCGTAAAATATATAACTCATATCCATTTTTAGAACTCGTGCATAGGATTCAGTTTCGCTAGGGCGACGTAAAGATTTGAATCTAGAACTAATACCTTCTAATTCAATCACACACCCTATACCATCCGCAGGTAAAACTTGTTTTATCTTCTTTGTTGTCAGTTTGGCGCGGGTATTTTTTTCGTACTGGAATACCCGTCCGGTACTATCAATGAACCACGTAGTAGACTTTGCTAATTTAACTAAGTCTGCTAAGAAATAAATAGCCGTGCGTATTGGGAAAAGGTCCACGCCGTCAGTCTTTAAGGCTAGGCGACGTAAACCTAGCGAAGATTGGGTTAAATTCTGGTCATCTACAATTTTAACAGTGTAGCTTTCCACATTACCCTCGTCTACATAGTGTGTATGATAGAATACCAACCCATCAAGCTGAGTTGGCTTCTTATCACCCAGCTTGAACACGGGCCAAGCTATCTCCGTTAAATTCATAGAAACCTTCCCAATCTCCAAAACTGTAGTCTTGTCCTACATCTTGGTCTACGCCGATAGGAGTACCAGGAATCTCGCAGCCCCACTGGTGTTGAGTGTTACGCTTTAGGATCTCGCAGTATTCCACCACATCTTCGTCTTTTACAAGCGCAACAATCGAGTCATGAACAAGCATAAAGATTTTAGCATTTACCCCACGCGACGCAACTTCATTTGCTGTTCGCATAGCTCCAAGTAAGTTAACATCACTGGCGAGACTTTGTACTTCGGCGTTAATTCCGCTACGAACTTCGTGAGCGGCAATGCCTTTATCCGTGCTAAATACATTAGGTAGTCTGCGTTTTCTGCCAAAAAAGGAGTATGTGTAACCATTTTGTTCAATGAATTTTTTACGATCATCCAGCCACTTTTTAAGGCGACTGAACTTAGTAAAGTATTGTTTAATATCGTCTCGTGCTTGCTCAACTGGATAGCTTTCGCCTTCTGGCAGATCTTTACTAACAGTTGCGGCCACTTTATTAGCACCACTACCGTAGAGAATACCGAATGAAATAGCTTTAGCACTTTGACGCATAGAACCATACAGTTTCTTAACATCACCAACCGGACAAGGCAAGTTAAAAACCATTTTAGCAATTGTGGAGTGAAAGTCACCGCCACTACTAAAAACTTCTTGTAGGTTTTTATCACCACTTAGCACAGCCGCATAATACATCTCGGCTGTAGTCAAGTCTTGCGAAACGATCTTATAGCCAGGCGGAGCCTGGATACAGCCTTTGATAATAGGGTTGTCACGAGGAATTTGCTGAGCATTAAACTTACCGCTACTAGACAAACGACCGCTAGTGGTGAAAATAAGATTAAAATTGGTACGGATTCTACCATCTCGATCAATTTCCGGTAAAATCTTCGAGATATATGTATTCTGAATTTTGCCAAGTTGTCGAACCTTTAAAATAGCCGCTGGTAGCGGATGTTCTTCTGACAACTCCCCTAGTACTTCTGCATCAGTTGATACTGCTCCGGTAGCTGTCTTTTTACCTGTTGGATTTAAGCCTAGGTAGTCAAATAATACAACTCGAAGTTGCATAACGCTATTTGGATTAAAGATTTTCCCACTATCACGCTCGTACTGTTTAACAGCATCAAAGCTATAAACAACTTTCTTAGCTTCTTCAATTTCGTAGTCTAGGTACTTTTCAGCAGCTGCCATGCGCTCACGGCTCATGGGGATACCTACTTCTTCCATATCCATCAGGAATAGTGTGCCTGGGATTAAGATTTCTTCGTAAACCTTACGCAATTTTGGATTGGCTTGAACAATAGGCCAGAATTTGTGAAAAAGATCAAAAGTTACGGCAGTGTCAATACTAGCATAACGACTGATAGTATCAAAAGGGATAAGGTCATAAGTAAAGTCGTCTTGAAGAATACCGTGACTAGCACAGTACTCTTTCTTGAAGTCGTCTAGCTCGCTATCATAATCACCATAGTCGGTGTACTTTAGGGCCAGAGGCTTCAAACCATGTGAGTCAGTTTCGTCTAGCACATAGTGCATAACCATGGTGTCATGAACACGACTACGATCAAAGTCAATATCAAGGTGATACTTAATCATCTTGAAGTCGAATTTCATGTTATGAAATACGGTATAAAACTGTTTGCTAATTTTTCGCAACAAGTCTAGGCACACGTCATCAAGGCAGTCAGTTTCAATATAACGACCTTGGTGAGTTTTATAAGTAAGAGACAAGCCTAGAACATAGCCATCACGTGGGTACAGTGCGGTTGTTTCCGTGTCCCATGCAACATAGCCCTGAGCATTATCTAAGATTTCTCGTAGATAGCGTTTGGCTTCAGCTGTATCCTGAATACCTGCGTAGTCACCCGCAGTAGTAGGTTTTAGTTCCCCTTTAATATACTTATGAATCTTATCACAAGCACGCTGGAAGTCAGGTTTACCTTCCGGCTTAAAACTAAGCATAGCAGGATTACTAATAGCAATATATTTATCGTCTACTAGTTGCCCAGCCATATTTGTTACGCTAGTAATTTTAGCGTATTCTTTAGCTGCTTCTGAACCCACCAAGATAACGTAGTTGTACTCAGACAAATCAACTTCTAGGTCAACGTCTTTTTTCAACAACTTGGTAATTGGCACAGAACTCATATGATAGTGATCGAACTCAAAATCAAAGTAGTCACTGTACCGAGTACGGTTAGGTGCTTTATCAATCAGCGCAATTTTCATTTATATCTTTCGTAATACTTTATTATAGCGTATTTAGCTAGTATAGTCAATCTTATTTATTTACATACTCGGCAATAGACCGAACATTTTCAGCATCTAAATCGCCTGGATCTGTCCCATCCGGTAGCTCAACGATTTCAACAATAAAGCCTTCTGCTTCGAGTATTGGTTTGAGATCGCGGGCCGCACTTTTACCTGCCTCATCCCCGTCAAATAACAAGTAAATGTGGGTGATGCCTTGGGCACGGAAAGGTAGTAGTTTTTGTTTTGTATCATTCTGTAGAGTTTTAGTACCAAAAGCACATACAACGTTTTCACAGCCGTTATCATATAGGTTAAGCATATCAAACATACCCTCAACAAGCACCATACTAGAGTAACCACTAGGTAAGTGTGCTGGAAATAGCGGAATTTTAACTCCACTAGGGTAGTTGATATAGCGTGGATTGCCTGCACTCATAGTGTGGCGACCTACAAATACAACGGTTTTTTGAGTAATATCCTTAATAGGAAAAATTATTCGATCTTGTAGTTTTTCTACTTGATTGGTGTAAAAAGCACCAAAATGTTTAAGTGTTGCGGGACTGACGCCACGAAACATTTTAGTCCATGGTGTATACCCTTGCGGAAGTTCTAGTTCTTGTCCAAAGGACTTAAGAGCAGCTAACTTTTCTTTTAGTGCTGCAATCTTCATTGGTACAGGATTTGTAAAAACCCCGTAAAATTTAAAAAGATTTGTCTTAAATCCACAGGCAAAGCAATGTGCTACACCAGAGACTTTATCTACACGAAAACTAGGGTTACTATCTGGATGCTCTGGGTTAAGACACTTAATAAGGTAGTCTCGCCCAGACACTTGATAACCTAGGTTATTTTTCTGAATTAATTCTAGTACTGGGTCTGACATATTATGCGTTCCAAGGTAAGTCTGCACCGCTATCGCTAACTGGAGCTGAGTCTTCTTGGCCTTTCTTTACTTTTTTAACCGCTTCTTTAGCAGCTGGCCTGTCCACACTCTGTGGCGAGATACGTAGTGTGTCCCAGTCAATCGGGCATGTAAACGCCATTTCTTTACCGCCTCGGATTTTAGTGGTTTCAAAAGATACTGCATTGGTTTCTTTATCATGAGCTTCCATTGTAAGTGCAATATCTGCGGCATCCAAAATACCTTTGGCAAAACGGGCTTCCCCGTCTTTGTCGATTTGATATGGACTAACCATAACGATCTCGTACTTGCGTGCAAGGTTTTTGAGTTTCTTTGATACTTCAATTTGTGGCTTCCAGTCATACTGGTCATTACCCTCTAGCACAATCTGGTTAAGGTAGTCAACCACCGCAACTTTTAGTTTGTCACCGAACTTTGCCTTGGCTTTACCAATGTGCAAGTCGATACTACTTAGGGTCAAATCACGGTCATCAACAATAATCATCTGATTATCTTCTTTTAATTGAAAATGGCGAACTAAGGTTTCTTCAAATTTAAAGCGGTCACGATGACGTAAGAACTCGCTAACAGTCTCGTCAGCGTCTTTGAACATTCCGGCACGAGCCTTAACAACAGCCAGCACTTCATCATCTGTTAGTTTATGCTGTTTGAGATTTTGGAGGTTTACATTAGCAAGGATAGCTAAGTTACGTTCCATAGTCTCTTTAGCTGTCATTTCAATACTGAAGTAAATACAACTATTGCCGGATTCATACTGATTGACAAAGAGGTTGCTACAGCTAATTGACTTGCCGGAACCTCGCTTACCGCCGATAAGGATAAGTTCTTGCCTAGCAACACCACCAAGCACACTATCAAAACTATTGTTAAGACCAAGGTAAACACGTTCTTTCTCCAAATCTTCTGGGTGACTGAACATCATCATGTCAGCCATTGTAAATACCTTTTCAGAGGTATGTGTCTTTTCTTCGATAGTTAAGGCAATTGTAGCTAAACTATCTTTTATTTCATTTGTGTCGTAGAGCGGTAACTTATCTACGAATTTATCTAATAATTTTACCGTCTCACTCTGAGTATATTGGTCGATCAATGCGTCCAATGCTACTTCAGCGGAAACGTCTGGTACCTCGGTTAACCGGAGAGTCGCCAGAGTTTTAGACGCCGGACCCTCCCTTAAGGTTAGCTCAAGATCGTCAAATGACGGTATAGCGCTGTACTTCTCGTAGTACTTATTAACGACGCTATACAAGGAAGAGTACGCAGGGTCTAAGAATACTAACTTTAGTTTAGCCCAGATATCTAGGTTACGTTCAGTTAATAATTTATTTAAGACTACTGCACTAGTATCCAAGTTACCCTACTTTCGATTCGTTGTCTATTATAACTTGATCTACGATTTCAGTTACTTTATACATAACTTGTTCCCGTAGTTTCTTAATATCTTGCTGATAGGATGCACCGCTATCATAAAGCAAACTTAGTTGCTCGTGGGTTATTAACTGCTGTAACCCAAAGTATATGTGGTCATACGCCATAGTCGATTCTGGCGTAATTTCTACCTGTGCAGCTTTTCCATAATTATGTACGGCCTGTTTTACTACTTCTTCCATAGTAAATGACTCGTTGTCATGGTATGTAATAGTTACTTTCATACTTTTGACTCCTTAAAACAGAAAAAGCCCGGGAGCTTTATGGAACTCCCGGGCTACTTGGTTATACCAAATTAAGCGGCTGCTTTGGCTTCAGCTTTGGCTTTTTTAGCTGCGCCGTCATAGTCAGCAACTTTGATACCACGACGAGTCAGCAAAGTACGCAGACCACGTTCTGTTTTATCAACTGCTTGGGCAATCTCAGCAACAGTCATTGTAGAGA